TACATTTATCAATATTTTTGTTTGTTAAACGTGTAATTTTATAATTATTTTTTAATTTTAAATTGTATATATCACCACCAATCATAAAATTATTTGTGCTGTTTAATTCTGTTTGTATAATAGTTTTGGATGGATATACAATAATATTTAATTTATTAGTATTTTCTTTAGTATTTTCTTTAGTATTTTCTTTCAATTTCAATTCAAATTGAAAAGAGCAAATAGTATAAGTTGTATCATCAAAAACCTGCTCTTCAAAAATATTTAATAATAGCACATTATATTTTTCTAAAAATGCTTGCCTTAAGCTAATATCGGAATTACGTATTGATGACCAGAAATTTAATGGAATTATAAATATTCCACCTAAGCAAATATTTGTTAAAATTTCTTTAATTACGCATTTATACAAATCATTTACATCATATTTATCAAACAATAATTTATTCGTACATTTATTTCTTGCTAAATACGGTGGGTTTGTTATTAAATATTTGTTATTGTAATTAGGTGGGTGTTTTATAGTATCTTGTTTTATAATGAAATTTTTAGTAGGTTCTATATCATAACATTCAATATTATAGGTAGCATTATTTGAGGTTTGTTCTTTTTCTATAAAACTAATTAGATCACCATTTCCCGCAAATGGTTCTATGATGTTAATAATATAATCAGGAATTTTCATATTTTGTAAAATATATTCGTAATGGGTTGTGTAAAATTGGCCCAATATTTGTTTGCTTGTATTTTTTTTTTTAGTATTAACTAATAGTGTAGTGTCTTCTTGTATATTCATATTATATGTATTATATGTATTATTTATATTGAATATATATTTAAGCTATATTTAATTCAATTTTACCATATATAAAATATAAAATATAAAATATAAAATATAAAATATAAAATATAAAATATAAAATATAAAATATAAATATTTTATATATTATGTTCTTGGAATTTAAACATTTGAGAGAAATAAATATGGATTATTTTGAACATATGCTTGTGTCTTTAAATTATGCTTTTATATTATTTATTTCTTGCTTTAAAGCACTAATCCATTCATTTATTCCTGATTTATTTATAACATCAACGAGCGAATGTATATTAGAAATTAATAATAAATTAATAAGGCACAATAAAAAAGATTATGAAGAAAAATTGAGTAGTTTATATTATTGAACGCTAAGAAAAACAATACTATGATTGCTGATGAGGAGTTAATTGACAAAATGAATAAAACCATAAAGCAAATTATTATGAATAGTGAGAACATTACAAAATACTTAGATTTATATAATTATCCTATTGATTGCTATGAAACCATGGATGATTATATTTTAGATAAATATAATTATGAATTATTTGGGAGAAATGTGTTTTGGAGAGAATTTGAAACTATTGGACTTAAAGAGATACATAATTTTATACCTAGCATTATAAATATATCATATTATTATAGTAATTATTATGAAGTTATTAGTTGGATCCAAAATAAAGAATATTATAAATTAATGAGTTTATATGCTTTAAGCACAGCATATAAAATTATAAAAACCAATATTGCCACTATTAAAATGACTTGGTTCGACAATGATACAACAAGTCTTTCCGATCCTATGTAAAAACAAGAATATAAGTTTCAAAGATAATAAAAAAAATTGATTAGTTTTTTTTTATATTATTTATAGATAAAAGTTTATAATGGCAACTTCAGCATTTATTTTGATGAGTATTCTTACTACTAATAATGCGATGTCAAATATGTTCGACTTAAAAGCACAAGAGAAAAACAAACTTCAGCAATTTAGGAAGCAACAATGCGAAAACAACCGCTTTCATATGAGCAAATATAGAGGATCAATGTATAATAATAAGACCCAAAAAACATATAATACTAATTCAAAACATTATAATTATTTGAATTATAATATTGTAAAGGAATATAAGCGTTAAAATAATAGTATGTTTAAATTACTATGTAAAAAAATTTCTTAATATTTTTTTATTACATTAATTACATAAATTACATTAAATACATTAAATACATTAATTACATAAATTATATAAATAATATAATAAATTTATATAGTATTTATAATATATAATAAAATGGCGATGACCAATGATTTGTATAACGTGACTTTACATAATTTTGAGGATCATAATATTATGAATAATTCAATAGCAAATAGAAATTTTCCATCCAATAATTTAGGAATGAACTTTTCATTTAGACCGGTAAATACAAAATATACTTTGATGCCTACTTATAATCACCCAATTGAAGCAACCGTTCCTATTAATAGTAATGTTTTATATGATGTAAGTAATACATTTTTTCCAGGAACACGAAAACCACATTTTCGCGGTTTTGCTACAAATATTGATAAAGAATCTACTTTAAGAAATCAATTTTTTGCTTTACAAAAAGCAGATCAAGTTGCCTATCTTCCAAATACTAATAGCGATTTATATGAAAATACTATTAATTTTTCAAGACACCATACTAATTTAGATGAGCATTTATTATTTAAAGAAGAAAGTTTTAATGATTTTAATCCAAATATATCAAATTCAATTGGAAATGAAATATTTTATAACTCAACACGAGTTCAATTAAAGGATTTAAAATAAAGTTTATTATAATACTAAGTAACTATGGAACAAAATAAGAAAAATAATAAAAATAAGAAATCCAAACAATGTAATGTAGTTGCTATAGATTTAGAAGTTAAAGAAACCAAAGAAGTTAAAGAAGCCAAAGAAGCTAAAGAAGCCAAAGAAGCCAAAGAAGCTAAAGAAGCCAAAGAAGCCAAAGAAGTCAAAGAAGTCAAAGAAGTTAAAGAAGCCAAAGAAGCCAAAGAAGTTAAACCTATTGAGTCATTTATAAATAACATAGACTTACTATATTTAACAAACCAAGTTAACTATACAAAAACAAATAAATTGGAACATTTATTGAGTAATAATAGTTTATTAAAAGAAATATTTGATAATTTAGAAGACAATATTGGTGAATATAAAGAGCAAATACTAAAATATAATAGTTCCACTCTAGAAAAACTATCGACTAATACTAGTAATACAAATAATAATATAGGCGAAAAATACAAATTATATTATTTATTGTATGTATTAAACTTAATACTACATTTAAAAGAAAAAAAAATGAAGAACATAATAAAAGACGAATTAAAAGACTATTCAAATAGCAGTTTAAATGATCAAATAGTGAGTGATTTTAATATAACTAGCGAAACAATTAATTGTATGTGTCCTCAAAATGATACTTCAAAAAAAATATCAAACTTAGATTTATTTGTTGTCAGAAAATCAAATAAATATAATAAGAAGATACTTCCACAAAAAAGGGAATAATTTTTTTATAATTATATATTAATTAGTAAAGCAATAATTAATATGAGTAATGTAAAAAACAACAAACATAAAAAATTTACTAAAACAAAGCATTTAGTATCAAAAACATCACAAAAAACGCGTTCGTATAAGCAGAAACATAAAATAAGTCGTAAATTTAACAAACTTAAATGTTCGCCATATCAAAATAAAAATATAGATCCAGAATTAAAAGATTACACTTGCTACTCCAGAAGCAACCTACAAGTATTTAAAAATGTATGGAATGCTAATAATAGTGATAAAATAGTAACAAATAATAGCAAAGAAATATGGGAGTTTTTTAAGAACAAATTAAATAAGCAATGTTATGATGAATTATGCTGGTTGAAAAATACCCCATTAAGTAAAGTTAATAACAGTGATTTACTAGTAAAAGAAATATTTAAACCTTTCTCTCCAGAAGCATGGTCAAATAAACCAAATACTTGGTTATCTAGTGTTGATATAATAAAAATAATGAAGCAATATGAAAAATCTAATAAAAATTTCAAATTTATTGGACCATCGCCAATAGATTTTGATTCTAAAGAATTATTTTCAACCTGTGTATGGGAGCAATTATGTAATTTTAATTTAGAGGAATATATAAAAAATAAAATTAGTAAAATAGGTGTAATATTTAATACTGATCCACACAACAAACCAGGACAACACTGGATAGCACTATTTATAGACTTATCTAAAAAATTTATTTTTTACTTTGATAGTAATGGATCTAAAACACCAAAACAAATTAAAGTTTTAATTGAGAGAATAGTAAATCAAGCACATAATTTAAATATTAAGTTAATAGCAGATAACAATGAAGGTTTCATACATCAATTTAGCGATGGACAATGTGGGATGTATGCGTTATATTTTATAATAGAATTATTACAAGAAAATAAAACATATAATTATTTTAAAACTACGCGTATTAAAGATGAAACTATGAGAGAATATAGGAAAAAATATTATAATGAGGCGCATATCAAATTGAGTTCGCTATTTACTAAGTAATTTTAATAATTAATGTTTGGATTGCTCATGCTCTTCGTGTTCGGCAATTAAATATGGACTAACCCTAGAAATTTTAGTATTATTTGTCTTAGTCAAATCTAATTTAGTTAATATATAATGACCACAGTTGTCTTCATTTGCCAAATCTATTTTCTTATTTAATTTAATAGCACATCGTTCTTGACTCCAGCGCCCAAGAGACCCCACTTCATTTAAAAATAACATATTAAATAGCGTCTTGCTATATAAAAACTTGGTTGCTTTTGTAAAAGGCATTGTGCTTATTATTATTATACTTACTATGAAATTAGTATAATAATAAATCAATTTTTAAATAATAAAATCGGTATGTATAATTAAAATTGAAATAAAGATTATTATTAGTATTAGACTTATAACAATAATAATCAATTATGACAACAGCAACGACAGCAACAACCAAAAAAGTGCTTACAGAAGATTTGGGTAAAATATTCGAAATGGCGTTATGCTTATATTATGAAACACCATATGATGGAAATTACAAATATAGTTTAGAACATGCCCATTCTCTCAAAAACAAACTTACTAATCTTAAAAATGTATTTCCTTATACTATTAAACATTGTGCCAGTCG